TAGGCGAAAAAAGTGGGCTTTTGGGCAGAGGCCAAAATTCACGAAAAGTTCAAGGTATCGACTTGTAAGAACCCAACCCGATGATGTATATTTATTATAATCGCTGTACACACCGATTAGATGCTTATGAGGTAATAAAGATGGCTTACATGAACCGCTTTATCAACGAGGATGGCTTTGAGGAATGGACCGAAACGGATGCTGCAGGGAACGAAGTAAAATGCTATGCAAATGAGTTTGTAGAACTGCATACAAAAGTTCCTGTCTGCAAATGCTGCGGGCGAAACATGACAGAAGTAGTGCAGGGATACTGGACTTGTCGTCCTTGTGACATAACCCTAACTGACGATGAGATAAATCATCCGGTACATCCTGAAAGCTACATGAACCTTGAACTGAGCGAAGACTACGGCGAGTTCCATTACAAAGACGGCCGGATGCTGGAAGCAGGTGTTCCTGACTGGTACCTGTTCTTCTACGAGCACCGACCCGAATGATATTTTGCGAGAGAGCTACAGAGAAATCTGTGGCTCTTTCTTTTTGTCCGCGAAAAATACTGGATACTTTATGGAGCAATCCAAATACTATTTTAAAGGAGAGAACTATTATGGGCGAAGTTTGCACTATGAAGGAGCTTGAAAGGGCTCGTAAGAAAGCGCAAGTTCGGGAGTGGTTCCAGGACAAGAAAATGAAGGTCCAGACTTGGTGCTATGCACACAAAGATCAAATCATTACTTATGGGCCGATAGTCGTTGGTGGAATTGCAGCAGGTGCTAAAATGCTGTCAAAACACGCGGCTTTGGCAAAAGAGCAGGATTTGAAAGATTTGTACTGCTATGACCGCAGTCTGGGTCATTATTGGAAGTTGCGTCGGGAACTGACAAATGACGAATGGCTGGAAATCGACAAGAAAAAGAAGGAAGGTGAACGACTGAGTGATATTCTTGACGACATGAAAGTGTTGGAATGATCCATGGCGAGAGCTACAGAGAAATCTGTGGCTCTTTCTTTTTTGTGCCAAAACAGACGCGAAAAAAACATCCTCTTTTATGAAGAGGAGAGAGTGCGTCCCAAACGCACTATTCCTCTTTATTTTTTGGAGGAGATTTTATGCTGGAGAACCGATTTAAGACCGACCTGGTGAATGAAATTAAAGAGCGTTTTCCAGGCTGCATGGTTGTGCATCTCGATCCGAATGAGATTCAGGGTATCCCGGATCTCTTAGTTTTGTACGAGAGCACGTGGGCAGCATTGGAAGGCAAGCGCTCGATGGATGCGCCGCATCGTCCGAATCAGGATTACTATGTGAACCTGATGAACAAGATGAGCTTTGCGGCGTTCATTTGCCCGGAAAACAAGGAGGAGATTCTGAATGACCTTCAACGAGCATTCGAGGTTAATAGGGCAGCACGCCTTCCTCGGCGCTAGTAAGTATCATTGGATCAACTACGATGCCGATAAACTTACTACAGCGTATACCAATTTTATGGCTGCGCAAAAGGGAACCGAACTGCACGAATTTGCAGCAAGGTGCATTGCGCTTGGCCAAAAGCTGCCGCGTTCTAAAAAGACGCTCAACAGCTATGTCAACGATGCCATCGGCTTTCGTATGACACCGGAGCAGGTGCTCTGCTACTCTGAAAATTGTTTCGGAACAGCAGATTCTATTTGCTTCCGGGATGATATTTTGCGCATCCACGATCTCAAGACCGGAATCGTTCCGGCACACATGGAGCAGCTGCTCATTTATGATGCACTGTTCTGCCTTGAGTACCGAATTAAACCGAGCAGTATCCAGATCGAAAACCGCATCTATCAGTCCGATGATATTCTTATTGCCAATCCAGCAGCAGAAGACGTCGAACCTATCATGGATAAGATCCGCGAGTTTGATCCGATTATTGCAAAGATGAAAATGGGAGTGTGCTGATATGAATCCGATCGAGAAAGACCTGAAAAACTACTTTGGCGTTGAATACGGCGGCGAGAATGATATTTTGGAGCATTATGGCACCAAGCGCCATTCAGGTCGCTATCCATGGGGAAGCGGTGAGACTCCGTACCAGCATTCCGGCGACTTCCTGTCCCGTGTTGAGAAGTTTAAGGCCAAGGGCATGTCCGAAGGCGAGATCCTTGATGCCATCAACGATACGCTTCCGCCCGAGTATAAGCTCGGCGCAACGGAATTTCGCGTTGCAAAGACCAAAGCAGGCCACGATCGCAAGGCTTCTCAGTGGGAAGATATTCAGAAACTGAAGAAGGAAAATCCTGATATGGGCTGGACCGAGATCGGACAGAAGCTTGGCATGCCTGAGTCTACGGTTCGGTCTATGTACCAGAACGGTGTTGGCACAAAGAAAGATCAGGCCGAAAAGATTGCCGAAATCTTGAAGAAGGAAGTAGACAAGAAAGGCATGATTGATATTTCCGAGGGCACCAATCTCACTCTCGGCGTGTCAGAAGGTAAGCTGGACGAGGCTGTTTATATTCTGGAAGCAGAACACGGATATAAGCGTTATGGCGTTGGTGTTAAGCAGCCCACTAACTTCCGGCAGCAGACCAACATTACAGTTTTGGCAAAACCTGAATACGACCAGAGCTATGCCTACAAGCATCAGGGTGATATTCAGTCATTGGGTGACTATCATTCTGACGATGGTGGTAGTTCGTTTCGCCAGTTGCAGCCCCCTTCGAGTTTGAGTTCCGATCGTGTAGCTGTGCGCTACGGCGATCAGGGTGGCCTTGCAAAAGATGGCGTTATGGAGATTCGCCGTGGCGTCGCTGATCTGGATCTGGGCAACTCTCATTATGCACAGGTTCGTATCATGGTAGACAACAGCCACTATCTGAAGGGCATGGCCATGTATTCGGACAATATGCCGGATGGTGTTGATATTGTGTTCAACACGAACAAGCCTTCTGGCACACCTAAGATGAAGGTGTTCAAAGAAATCAAGAACGATCCAGGCAATCCGTTTGGCGCTGCCATTACTGCGGAAGGCCAGAGCACCTACATCGGAAAAGATGGCAAAGAGCACCTTTCTCCCATCAATAAGTTGAAGTGGGAAGGCGACTGGGACGATATGTCCAAGAGCGTTTCATCCCAGTTCCTTTCTAAGCAGCCGCTGCCTTTGATCAAAAAGCAGCTGGAACTGACGAGAGCTGATTACAAAGCCGAGTACGACGAGATCATGCACTACACTAATCCGACAGTCAAGAAAAAGATGCTGTTGGACTTTGCTGAAAAGTGTGACGGAACGGCTATGACGCTTAAAGCTTCTGCATTTCCGGGTCAGTCCACCAAGGTTATTCTTCCTTTGGATAAGATCAAGGAGACCGAGGCGTATTGCCCGACGTATGAGAACGGAACGCAGCTTGCGCTGATTCGTTACCCTCATGCGGGCACGTTTGAGATTCCCATTGTCACGGTGAACAACAAGAACGCCAGTGGTAAGAGCAACCTCGGCAACGTCAAGGATGCAATTGGCATTAGCTCTAAGGTGGCTGAGCGTTTGTCTGGTGCAGACTTTGACGGCGATACTGTCATGGCAATTCCTATGTCTGACAAGGTTCGCATCAACTCTACCGATCCGCTGCCCGGACTGAAGAACTTCGACCCGAAGACCTCTTACGCGGTTCCTGAAGGTAATCCTAACAACGTCCGACTGATGAAGAAGGATGAAAAGCAGAAAGAGATGGGCATCATCTCAAACCTGATTACCGACATGACCCTGCGAGGTGCAACACCAGAAGATCTGGAGCGTGCAGTACGGCACTCGATGGTGGTTATCGATGCGGAGAAGCATAAACTGGACTACAAGAGGTCAGAGAAGGAGAATGGTATCCAGGAGCTGAAACAGAAGTATCAGATCCGGGTGGACGATGACGGTAACGAGAAGTATGGTGGCGCATCCACCCTGCTCTCCCGTCGCAAACAGACCGTTCGTATTCCAGAGCGCCGTGGTAGTGTACGTATTGATAAGGATACCGGTGAGTACATCTACAAGGAGAGTGGCCGTACCTTTACAGATAAGAAGGGGAAAAAGCGCATTGCTGAAGACGAAGTGAGCCAGATCTCGTTGATCAAGGACGTACACGAGCTGTCTTCCGGCACTAAGCAGGAGGAACTGTATGCAGACTTCTCTAACTATCTGAAAGATATGGCCAACCAGGCGCGCAAGGACTACGCCAATATGAAGGGTATCCAGCGTGACCCGGTTGCCGCTAAGAAGTATACACCGGAAGTGGAGTCTCTGAAGGCTAAGTACGAGGCTGTCCTTGCGAACAAGCCGAAAGAGCGGCGTGCAATGATCATCGCAAACTCCAGAATCAAGGCTATTATTGAAGATCGTGGCCTTGATTACAAGGATAAGGACGACAAGAAAGAGATCAAGAAAATCTCGTCCGTAGAGATGCAGCGTGCCCGTGATCAGGTAGGAGCCAACAGTAGTAGGACAAAAATTGTCTTTACGGATCGCGAATGGGAAGCAATTCAGAATCATGCAATTTCTGATTCGATGCTTACCAAGTTCTTGAACAGTTCTGATTCGACTGAAATCGTTAAGCGCGCAATGCCGAAAGCAACAGCAGCGCTTTCTTCTGCGAAAAAAGCAAAGGCTAAAGCGATGCTGGCTGGTGGATACAGCTATGAAGAAATCGCAAAGGCCTGCGGCGTTCCGAAGAGCACAATTTACGATACATTGAACAAATAAGAACAAAAGGAAGCGAGAAATATGGTTCGTTGTTTTCTTACTACGGTTGACAATCCTTACGATCCGCATGACCAGTTCGATCAGTGGTATCGTTTTGACTGCGACCATGGCTACAATTCCTGCGGCCTCCTTGCGCGGCTCGCATACACGTCCGATCAGCTGTCTGATAACGAAAATGCTTACGAAATTGAGCAGGCAATCGATCAGATCGTCATGGCTGATCCGTTAAACCTGTACCGGAAGGTCAAAAAGACCCTTCCCGACCCTGAAACTGGCACAAATGCTGCTTAAACTGACGTTTAGACAGGGGGAGGGGGTCCAAAAAATCCACCCCCTCCCTAAATCGCGCCGGTCTTTGATATTTCCCCGGGGGTAAAATTGATATTTGGGCTTTGGGGTGTAGACCAGGGCCTGTTTTAGTTTTACCCCCCTGCGTGTTCCCGATCTGTTGTAGAGATACGATGGATCGGGAGTTTTTGTAAGGGCTCATGAGATAGTGTTTGAACCTTGTTTTCTTGACTTTCATGATTCACCTCCTGGAATCTCCGATCCATAATTGATCTCTCCTTTCAATGACGGGCTTTTTGCACAGACATAATCCCCCAAAAACAGCTCTCATGAACCCTTACAAAAACTAACAGAACACAAAAGTGGTAAGAATGTGGCGAAAAGCAACATTGAAGGTTACAAAACACGGCTTAAAGAGCCAAAAACTCACGTGAAAGGAATGACAACTGTATGAAAACCCGAAAAGCCTCGTCTGGTGATGATGTCGGGTTGCGTCCGGCATTGTCCCCTGAAGCGAGAGAAAACCAAATGATATCGCTGGCAGTAGACCTTGTCGAAAAACGGCTTCGCGAAGGAACTGCATCCAGTGCTGAAACAACATATTATCTGCGGCTGTCCGGCAGCAAGGCGCGACTGGAAAAAGAAAAGCTGGAAGAAGAAAACAAGTTGCTGCGTGCAAAGACTGAGATGCTGCAGGCGCAGAAGAACACCGAGGAGTTGTATGGTGAAGCCATCAAGATGATGCGGGTATACCAAGGCATTGATGATGGAGAGGACGAGGAGGGGATGATATGATCGACATAACTATTGTCGGGACTGATCTGATCACAGCCGGGCTCGTGCTGAATATTATCGGAATTGCAGCGGTATTTGTGTCAGATGGCTCGTGCTCGGATGAGTGGCTACACTTTGCATTATATCTAATTCTGTGCATAGCTACGATGATCGCGCTTGTTGGATTGACCATTGCTGTAAGATGAAAACATATAGCGAGCTGATACGACTGGCAAGCTTTGAAGACCGCTTCCATTATGTAAAGCTGCATGGAACGGTGGGGATGGACACGTTCGGCTTTGACCGGTACCTGAACCAGGATTTTTACCAGTCGAGAGAATGGCGGCAGTTTCGGGATAAGATCATTGTGCGGGACATGGGCTGCGATCTGGCACACCCGGAGCATGAGATCGTGGATTGGGTGATACGAAACGGAAAACCCATCCGGCCGCGCATTATTATCCACCACTTAAATCCACTGACGAAGGAAGACGTGCTGGGGCACACGGACGCGCTGCTGAACCCGGAAAACGTGGTATGTGTGAGCGACCGCACACACAAGGCCATCCATTACGGAGATGACACGATCTTAAAACCTGCGTTTGCGGAGAGGCGACCGGGCGATACCTGTCCTTGGAGGAAATGAGATGTATCCGGTACGAAAGTTTAATGTTGCGGAAGCGGCATACAGCACGAACCTGCGGCTGAAGATGCAAGAGGCAGAACACATGGTGCGGTGCATTGTACCGAGCCGGGAGCGCAGTCTGGCACTGACGAAGCTGGACGAGGCGCTGTTCTGGGCAAATGCAGCCATTGCGGCCGAGGGTGTAATGAATCACGAGGAATAACAAAAGGAGGAAAACAAAATGGACAACGAAGCTATGATGAACCGCGCAAAGCAGCTGGTGGTGGACTACTTTAACGCCCATGCGGACGTGACTGACGGTAAGAAGCTGACGATGGAGGACGTGTTCATCGTATGGTTCAGCAAAACCCTGCAGAACTGGAAGGCGCTTGTGAGCACAACTGTATCCGACGGGATGTACTACGAGCTCACCCACAATGGCGACAAGGGTGAGACCTATCTGGATGCCTACAAGAAGTGGGATAACAAGTGTATCCCGGACTGAGGTGACGAGAAATGGACAGTATCCTGACCTCAGTGAAGAAGCTCCTTGGATTGACCGAGGAGTATGCGGCCTTTGATACCGACCTTATCATGCACATTAACAGTGTGCTGATGATTCTGAACCAGATGGGTGTGGGGCCGGAAAAGACCTTTGCTATCAGCGATGCGACCGCAACGTGGAGCGAGTTCTGTGGGGAACGGACGGACATTGAGGCGGTGAAAAGTTATACGGCGCTGAAGGTGCGATTGCTGTTTGACCCGCCGCAGTCCAGCAGCGTGATGGACGCGATCAAAAGCCAGATCAGCGAGCTGGAATGGCGGCTGTACGCCCTATGTGATAAGGAGGAAGCGTAATGCGGAGATTACTGTTTAGCGTAGACGGGCAGCACCTCGCAAAGCAGGGCGATTTTTCCGGCATTACGGCCGGGAGCAAGGGATACCTGAAGTGCTGCTTTGGCGTAGACGGCAGCGACTGGCACAGAGCCAAAAAGGTTGCACTGTTCAATGAGGCATATGCAGTTGCGGTGGACGAAGCACTGGAGTGCGATGTGCCGGACGAAGTGACCGGCGGAAAAAGCTTTAAGGTGCGGCTGATCGGTGCAAAAGGCGATATGCGGGTAACCACCAATGCAGTGCTGGTAGAGCAGACCCTGTAAATAGAAAACGCCGGAACGGAGAGGACGAAAAATGACAAATGTGGACGAAGTTCTGGCGACGATGGATACGCCGGAAGAAGCAGAAAAAGTGATCCTTGTCATTGACGAAGACCTGCGCGTGGTGACGATACCGAGCAAGGCGATCGTGATCGGCGCAAAGGGCGACAAGGACGTGAACCGGATCTGGTTCAAAATGAGCAGATATTACCGTGGGACAGACATGGGCGGCTTTACGCCCAGAGTGAACTACACGAATGCTGCGGGAAAGCATTATTTCTATCTGCCGACCGATATGGTATGCGAGGATGGAAAGACTCTTGAGTTTTCCTGGCTGATTGGCGACAAAGCAGCGGAAGCAAACGGAAGTGTGACGTTTAGTGTATGCCTGCGGCAGATGAACGGCGACGATGTGATCAAGGAATTCAACTCAACGATCGCCACGGTGCAGTGCCTTGTGAGCAACCACGAGGAAACTGCTGAGGACGATACCAAGGTAACGGACGCATACGCTGTGCTGGATGAAGCGATCCTGGATGAAACCGTGCTGGGATGAGGAGGATATATGCAGTACAACAAACATAACTTTAAAAGCAAACAAGTGCTGACGTCGCAGATGATGAATGAAATCGATCAGGGAATTGCTGATCTGGTGGAGCACGCGAACTCTAACGACGGCAAACTGAACCTGACCATTGGCACTGTAACATCCGGGAGCACGGCAGCCGCTACGATCACCGATGGCAAGCTGAACCTGACACTGCCGAAAGGCGAGAAGGGCGACACCGGCGCAAAAGGCGACGCGGGCCCTAGGGGCGATGCTGGTGCAAAAGGCGACACAGGCGTTACCCCGGTCCTTACCATCGGAAGCGTGACCACCGGTGACACCGCAAATGCCATTATCACCGGCATAGCGGAAGCTCCTGCGCTGAACCTGGTGCTGCCCAAGGGAGCAAAAGGCGACAAGGGGGATACTGGCGCTGCGCCTAATCTTACCATCGGAAGCGTAACCACCGGTGACACCGCAAATGCTATCATCACCGGTACGGCCGAGGCACCGATACTGAACCTGACGCTGCCGAAAGGCCAAAAAGGTGCAGATGGCGAAAAAGGTGACAAGGGCGACACCGGTGCAACGCCGAACCTTAGTATTGGCACTGTGACCAGCGGCACAGAAGCTGCAGCGACCATCACCGGTACAGCGGAAGCCCCTGTGCTGAACCTGACATTGCCAAAGGGTGAAAAAGGCGACAAAGGAGACCCCGGCAGCAGCAGTGGAAGTAGCACCGGCGGTGGTGTCACAGATTTGACCATCGGTACAGTGACGAGCGGCAGTACTGCCAGCGCAACCATCGAGAACGGCAAGCTGAATCTAGTTTTGCCCAAGGGCGATACTGGCGCTAAAGGTGAGGCAGGTCCCAAGGGCGATGCCGGTGCAAAAGGCGATAAGGGTGATACCGGCGATGGAATGAGCGAGACTTCAAAAGAATTGCTGTTATCCCTGCTTGAGAACGCAGCCTATAAAACCAATACGATGCAGGATATCTTGAATGCCTTGCGGATAGAGTGGGGCAGAAGTGCACAGGATGTTCCAGTACAGAGCGTGAGCCTGAGCGCCGAGACCATGACCATGAACGAGGGCGATAGCAAGACCCTGACCGCTACGGTACTTCCCACGAGCGCAACTAGTCGGCTGGTGGTGTGGACAGTGACTCCAGCCGGTTTTGCCACTGTGGCAAACGGCGTGGTAACAGGCATCAAAGCAGGTAACTGCACCGTGACTGCCACAGCAGGCAGTAAGAGCGCAAGTTGTACGGTGACGATTATGGCAGCAGAAACGGCAGAGTTGATCTATAGTCTGCCAAACGAGACCGTGTTGACACAGGGACTGGACACCGGCCTGAAGCTGCTGGAGCACGCCTCCACCGAGACGCCGCAATACACGATCCTAGTGGATGCGAAAGCGGGGGACGACTTTAATGCCAACACCTGGCCTGCCTTCCTGCACTGCCTGACCGAGACTGGTGATACCGGCAATCTGCCCGGCTTCAACTCCACCAGCAGCCCGCTGAACAAAAAGACCGAGTTTGCCTACTACAACTACGGCGGCGTGACCCTGTCAGACAGCATCGAACACTTCAAGACCCGCACACGGTATGCAGTGCAGATCGACGGCAGAAAATATCGCGGCGGCAGTACCTACTGCCCGCTGACCGAGTGGAAAACCACAAACGGCACAATCATAGATGTGCCCCAGACCTTCCTGATCGGTGCGGCGCAGAGCGCGGACGGCAGCAAAAAGCAGCAGTTCTGGTCTGGTACGTTGTATCAGTGCAGGGTGTATAAAGGCCTGCTGAGTGACGACAAGGTGAACGATTACATCGAGAAGGGGTGGTAAAATGGAAGTGTTTGACATCAATGGTCAGATCATCAGCCCGCTGGCGGGAAAAACGCTGTACGTTGCAGGCGACAGCATCGCCTACGGCAAGAGCAGCGCAGGCGGCTACGGCAAATGTATTGCAGACAAGTACGGCATGACCCTGACCAATGAAGCGGTGGACGGCGCAACGCTGACCCCGAATATTACCGATAAGGTATACGGCGGCACCCGTGGTTGCATCAGCACGGTGGTGACAAACTCCACAGCGCTTGCAAAGGCAGACTACATCCTGTTGGAGGGCGGCGTGAATGATGCCTGGAACAACGCCCCTGTGGGTACCCTGACCGATGGCTTTGCCGCTGCCTACGATGAAACGACCATGACCGGCGCACTGGAGAAGATGCTGGACGATCTGGCAACGAATCACAGCGACAAGCGCGTGGCCTATGTATTCCCGCACGGCGGGATGTTTGCAGGCAGCGAAAACTGGTACAAGACCTATAAGCCTGCCATCCTTGCGGCGCTGAAAAAATGGGGCGTGCCCTACGTTGACATTGCGGAGACCACCCCGCCTATGGGAAAACACGGCGTCAGCGAACTGGGCGATAAGTACACCAGCGACGGCACCCACCCCAACGCAGCGGGCTACGAACGGTTTTACACGGAGCCCATCGCGGCGCTGCTGAAACGGCTGTAACAAGGAGTAAAAAATCAAAATGGCACTTTCGAACACGGCCACGCCGAAATACTACGGCCGGTTCCGGGAGGCCGTGATGCGGGGCGAGATCCCCGTATGCAAAGAGATCAGCATGGAGATGAACCGGATCGATGACCTGATCCGAAACCCGGGCATCTACTATGATGACAAAGCGATGGACGGCTTTGTACAGTTCTGCGAGAAGGAACTGACGCTGACCGACGGCAGTGACCTGAAGCTGCTGGAGACCTTTAAGTTGTGGGCGGAAGAGATATTCGGCTGGTACTACTTTGAAGAGCGCACGGTGTACAAGCCGAACCCGGATGGGCATGGCGGACGCTATGTGCAGAAGCGTATCAAGCACCGGCTGGTGCGAAAACAGTACCTGATCGTGGCGCGTGGCGCCGCCAAGAGCATGTACGACAGCTGTGTACAGCAGTTTTTCCTGACAGTAGACCCCGCAACGACCCAGCAGCTGACCACGGCACCCACCATGAAACAAGCAGAAGAGGTCCTTTCTCCCATGCGCACAGCGATTGCACGGGCGAGAGGACCTTTTTACCGTTTTATGACGGAAGGCAGCTTACAGAACACTACCGGCTCCAAGGCAGGGCGGACGAAGCTTGCCAGCACGAAGAAGGGCATTGAGAATTTTCTGACCAACAGTCTGGTAGAGATACGCCCCATGACCATTGACAAGCTGCAGGGACGGCGCGACAAGGTTGCCACGGTAGACGAATGGCTGAGCTGTGATATCCGGGAAGACCCCATTGGCGCGATTGAGCAGGGCTCCAGCAAGGTGAACGACTACCTGATCCTTGCCACGAGCAGCGAGGGCACGGTGCGCAACGGATGCGGCGACACCATTAAAATGGAATTGATGAGCATCCTGCGCGGAGAGTATGTGAACCCGCACGTTTCCATCTGGTATTACAAGCTGGACAGCATAGACGAGGTGAACGACCCTTCCATGTGGCTGAAGGCGAACCCGAACCTTGGCATTACTGTAAGCTATGAGACCTACCAGCTGGATGTGGAGCGCGCCGAGAAAGCACCGGCGAGCCGGAACGACATTCTTGCCAAGCGATTTGGCATACCGATGGAGGGTTACACCTACTTCTTCCCCTACGAAGAGACGCTGCCGCACCGGCACCGGAGCTTCTGGCAGATGCCGTGCGCGCTGGGGGCAGACCTTAGCCAAGGCGACGACTTTTGCGCGTTTACCTTTTTGTTCCCGCTGGAGCACGGATATTTTGGTGTAAAGACCCGGGACTACATTACCAGTTACACCCTTTCCAAATTGCCGATGGCAATGCGGCAGAAGTATGACGAGTTTATGCGGGAGGGGACACTGGTCGTGATGGAAGGCACTGTGCTGGACATGATGGAAGTGTACGACGATCTGGACAGCTTTATCGAGAATGTGGGGTACGACGTCCGCTGCTTTGGATACGACCCCTACAACGCCAAGGACTTTGTGGAGCGCTGGGCGAGGGAAAACGGCGATTACGGCATTGAAAAAGTGATCCAAGGCGCAAAGACCGAGAGCGTACCGCTGGGCGAGCTGAAGAAGCTGAGCGAACAGCGGAAGCTGCTGTTCGACGAGCAGCTGATGCAATTTGCCATGGGCAACTGCATTACGCTGGAAGACACAAACGGCAACCGCAAGCTTCTGAAACAGAGGTATGATCAGAAGATCGATGCGGTTGCCGCTATGATGGATGCGTATGTAGCTTATAAGCTGAACAGGGATGCGTTTGAGTGAAAATTATTCAGGGATATCGGTGTATTCGGCGTCGTAAAGCTTTTTTACGGTTTCTGCGTCCGTTTTTGTGAAGGTGGTTTCGTAACCGTAAGCATCCGTTATAACCATGCTTTCATCATTGAAGGTGATGATTTCGTCCCAGCCCGGATCATATCTATAGTGTACCGTATAGGTTGTTAAGCGGGTGCCATCTGTAATATGACCAACATAGGCTTCTTGCGAGCCATTTCCTTTGGAGAATGTCCAGACTTTACCTTGAGAAGGGCTGATGTAACAATAGGTGCTATAGCCGCCGGATTTACGTACATAAGCGATATCGTCAGCTATGAAATCCATGAGGAGTTCCATTTCTTCTGTCGTGACGACTTTTTCGGACGTGGTTGTAGAAGATGCAGCAACTTCTTGCGTCGCAGCTTGGGACGCACTCTCAGAAACGGCACTTTCTGCGGCAGGCTCGGATGCACGGACTTGCACGGTGGACGATGCTGATTGGCTGCTGTAGAAGCTGTGATAGGTGATCACGATAGGAACATCCATGGCATACCAGATATCAGTTTCAAACTCCGGTGCACCATCGACGGTGATCTCGATGATATCATTCTCTGTATCAAGGATACCGAGGAGCAAGTCTCCCTTGCCAACAGTGTCGACGTTTATGAAACCGGCGTCCTTGAGCTGCTTTGCAACATTGCGGTAATCACCGTATCGGGAAATATCCGGCATCTTGACTTCGCCCATGGTAAGATGGGAGTTTGCAATACGTTCTTCTTCCAATCGGGCAAGTTCTGCACGATGAGCGGCAAGTTCCTGCGCACGTTTTTTACTGGCAGAGCTGTAAATGTTGCCTCCAGCCAGAAGAGCAATGACAAGTGCAAAGGCAATGAGACACTTTTTCTTGTTGGCTTTATAGTAATTGATGCCCTTGGCGATTGCGCGGCCGGTCTGACGAGCATGCTTTTCCCGCTGTGCAGACGCCCATTCTTTGTAAATGCGGGCTTCCTCTGCATCCCGGGCTTCCTGCTCTTTCCGAAGGCGTTCGGCCTCTTCGGCTTCGCGCTGAAGGCGTTCTTCTTCGGCCTTCTTTTTGGCACGCCGTTCTTCAAAGGGTGAAGCGAAAAGATCGATGACACGGCTTGCGTTTTCGGCAGCTTTGATTTTGGCGTCGTCAACAATATGCTTTGTATGCTCAGATTTAGAGTAGTTGAAGTTATAGTTGTAATTGTAGTTGACGTTGCTTTCACGATCGGGTTCGTCGTGTGCTTTCTGCTTTTTATGCACTGACTTTGTTTTAGCGTGCTTTGGCTGCTGACTTGCAGATGTATAGCGCACAAAGGGAGCAATATCAAATTGTATACCGCAGTAGGGACAGAACACAGATTCGCAGTCTGGATTCGGAACTTCAAATTTTGCACCGCATTCCGGGCATGTGATAACTGCCATGATTTTTCCTTTCCTCACAAGGGATTCGTACACATGAAAATTATAGCACCACAGGAATAAAAAGTAAATTGCGTAAAACGCAGAAAGGGGTAGAAAGAATGGATTACTGGGAATACCTTGCGCACGGTCAGGGCAGTGAACGGCGCGGACACCGGTATTACGCGCGCGAACTGATCGGCAACAAAAACGGCAAGAATGTATACCGTTACTTCTATACTGCCGATGAATACTCTGCCTACAAGCAGAACAAGGGTACGCCCGGCCGGGGTACTTATGCCGAGACCGGCACCAGCAGGAGCGCCATTGTGTGGCCGAAGAACACGAGCCGAAAGCGTAAAGCTGCCGAGGCGCGGAACTCGGTTGAGCAGCAGAAGAGCGCCATGGACCGGGAGCGTACACGCACGAGTGTCCGTGCAGAGAAAATCAAAATGGACGCTAAAGCGTACCGCAAGCAGCGCAGGCAGGAAAAGAACGACGCCCGGCATGAACTGAAGCGCAAGATGGATGTTGCCCGCAAGCGCAAGCTGGCCCGGGAGAGCGTTGCCGCGCAGAAGAGCGCCATGGACAGAGACCGCGCTCACACGAGCGTCCTCGCCGAGAAGGTGCAGATGGATGCAAAGCGCTACCGCAAGCAGAAGCGCGAACGCATTAAGGCCAACCGCATTGCCCAGCAGCATACGATGGACCGCGAGCGGTGGAAGAAAAACGAAAAGGCTGAGCAGGCAAAGAGCCGCGGCGACAAGCATAGCACACGCGTGCAGGAAGCCATCCGGGAGAAGGTGCATAAGGATGCCGTAGCCTACCGCCGCAAGCGTGCACAGGAGAGCGTCCGTGCCCAGAAGGTGGCGATGGATGCAAAGCGCTACCGCCGCCAGAAGCGGGAAATGCTGAAACAGAAACGCGCCGGGCAGAAGCGCATTATGGATAACATCCGCCAGCGCCCGTATTACCAGCCCACCATCAAGCGCGGCCGCTGAGAACGAGGAGGGATGGCATGGTACGGGACGAAGAACTTTACCACTGGGGCATCAAGGGCATGAAGTGGGGCGTGCGCCGGTTCCAGAACCCGGACGGCAGCCTGACCCCGGCCGGTAAAAAACGCTACAGCGCAGAGGACGGCGAAAGGGAGGAAAAGCCCAATTACGCCCCGAAAGCGCCGAAAAAGAGCGCCAGTGACTATACCGATGACGAGCTGCGCGCCCAGATCAACCGGATGCAGATGGAAAAGCAGTACCGGGATCTTGCCGGGCAGACGAACGTGCGGGAGGACGACCCCAACAAGGAACTGAAGCTGCAGCGGGAGCGGCTGCAATTGCAGCGGGATGTGAAGAACCTGAAGAAGGAGATCAACAGCGGGCAGACCTTTGTGGGCAGTGTGCTGAGTGATGCAGGCAAGAAGGCTTTGACCACGATGGCCACCGGTGCAATGCTTTACATGGGCAGACAGACCGTGAAGACGCTGTTCGATAACCCTGATCTGGCAAATGCGGTGGGCAAGGGCAGCCTTGACAAGGAAGAAAAGAAGAAGGACGACTGACAGCGGGAGGAAAAATCAAAATGGAAATGGACCTTGGTTCCCGGCTGAAGCACGCCTGGAACGCTTTTCTGAACCGGGACCCTCCCCGGAACTTTGGCGGTTATGCAGGCGGCTACAGCTACCGTCCTGACCGGGTGCGGCTGACGAGAGGCAACGAACGCACCTTTGTGACCAGCGTGTACAACCGCATTTCCATGGACTGTAGCGCAATTACGATTCAGCACGTAAGGCTCGATGACAATGGCCGGTTTGATTCGGTCATCGATTCGGGCCTTAATGCTTGTCTGAATCTGGAAGCAAACCTTGACCAGACGGGGCGGGGACTCGTGCAGGACATTGTGATGAGTATGCTGGACGAGGGCGTTGTGGCGGTGGTGCCGGTGGAGACCGACTACGACCCGAGCATGAGCAGCAGCTACCGCATTTACTCCATGCGGGTGGGAAAGGTGCTGGAGTGGTACCCGGAACACGTGCGGGTACGGCTTTACAACGACAAAACCGGCCAGAAGGAGGAACTGGTGCTGCCGAAGAAGACGGTGGCACTGATCGAAAACCCGTTTTACGCCATCATGAACGAGCCGAACAGCACGATGCAGCGCCTGATCCGAAAGCTGAGCCTGCTGGACGTGGTGGACGAGCAGGCGGGTGCCGGAAAGCTTGACCTGCTGATCCAACTACCCTACGTTGTGAAGAGCGAGGCGCGGCGGGAACAGGCCAACCGGCGCAGACGGGAGATAGAAGAACAGCTCCGTGACTCGAAATACGGAATTGCGTGGACAGACGGCACCGAGCGGGTGACGCAGTTGAACCGCAGCCTTGAAAACAACCTTCTGAAGCAGATCGAATACCTGACGAACATGTTTTACAGTCAGTTGGGTATTACCCTTGAGATCATGAACGGTACTGCAGACGAGGCGGCGATGACCAACTACTACAACCGCATCGTGGAGCCCATTGTAAGCGCGATCACGGACGAGATGAAACGGAAATTCCTGACCAGAACGGCACGCAGTCAGGGGCAGAGCATCCTGTTCTTCCGTGATCCGTTCAAGCTGGCACCCATTGGCACAGTGGCTGAGATGGCGGACAAGTTTACTCGCAACGAGATCATGAGCTCCAACGAGTTCCGGCAGGTGATCGGACTGAAGCCGAGCAAAGACCCACGGGCGGACGAACTGAGCAATAAGAACCTGAACCAGAGTCCGGACGAGATACAGAACACCGCCATGGCTGGCGGAAAGGAAACGGTGGACCGGTTGCTGGCAAGGGAGAAAGGATAAGGGAAAAATCAAAATGGCGTTGAATTTTGACTATGATTTTTCCGGTTATGCGACCAAGGCAAACATGAAGTGCTACGACGGGCTGACCATTGCACCGAACGCCTTTAAGGGCGACAACGGCAAGAAGGTACCTGTGGTGTGGAACCACAACCACTCCGGCCCGGAGTATGTGCTGGGGCACGCTTTGCTGCAGAACCGGAAGGACGGCGTATATGCATACGTCAAGCTGAACGACACCCCCAGCGGCCAGACGGCACTGGAGGCGGTGCGCTGCGGCGACATTGATGCCATGTCCATTTTTGCGAACGGTCTGCAGAAGGCCGGGCAGACGGTGATGCACGGTGTGATCCGGGAACTGAGCCTGGTATTGGCCGGGTGCAACCCCGGGGCACTGATCGATGAGATCGTGGCGCATGGCGCAGACAACGATGGTGAAGGCGGCGAGGCCTTTATCTATACCGATGGCGGTATCAGCCTGAAGCACGGGCTGGACCCCGACGACAACCCTTTGAACGAGGAGGATGACGATATGGCGAAAGCAGGCGGTAAGACGCTGGAAGAAGTGTACAACAGCATGACTCCCGAACAGCAGAAGTGCTGCTGTGCACTGGTGGGCATGGCGAAGGACGGCCTTGACGAGGAGAATGACCCCGACGAGGACGATGAGGACTACGACGAGGACGACTATGATGACGATGAGGACTACGAAGACGAGGAGGACGACATGAAGCACAACGTTTTCGACAACGACCCTGAGCAGGGCGTGCTGCGCCACAGCATGGACGAGATCAATGCCGCCATTGCGGACGGTAAGAGCTGCGGCAGCATGAAGGACGCATTTATCGCCCACGGCATTGAGGACGTGGAGTGGCTGTTCCCTGAAGACCATCTGCTGGACACCCCGCCCCGTATCATCGACCGTGATCAGAGCTGGGTGAGCAAGGTGATGAGCGGCGTGCACCACATTCCCTTCAGCCGCGTGAAGAGCATGGCCGCTGACCTGACCGAAGAGGATGCCCGCGCCAAGGGTTACATCAAGGGCAACTTCAAGAAGGAGCAGGTGTTCAGCCTGCTGAAGCGCTCTACTACCCCCACCACCGTTTACAAGAAGCAGAAGATGGACCGCGACGACGTGGCGGACATTACCGGCTTTGACGTGATCGCATGGCTGAAGCAGGAGATGCGCGTGAAGCTGAACGAGGAGCTGGCCCGCGCTTACCTGATCGGTGACGGCCGCCTTTCCTCCAGCGATGACAAGATCAACGAGGGCAACATCCGTCCCATTTACAACGACGATGACCTGTTTACCATCAAGGTGCAGGTGGAGACCGCTGCCGGTGACGACACTGCCACGAAGCTGGACAAGATGATGACCGCTGTACTGAAGGCCCGCAAGAACTACAAGGGCGCAGGCAACCCGACCTTCTACACCACTGAGGACATTCTGACCGACCTGCGTCTGATGAAAGACAAGATCGGCCACCGCCTGTACAAGAACGACGCAGAGGTTGCCGAAGCACTGCGTGTGAAGGAGATCGTGACTGTGCCGCAGATGGAGAACATGAAGGGCGTGAACGGCGGCGAGTTCGTTGGCCTGATCGTGAACCTGGCTGACTACACCGTTGGCGCAGACAAGGGCGGCGCTGTGAATATGTTCGATGATTTCGACATCGACTACAACCAGCAGAAGTACCTGATCGAGACCCGCTGCTCTGGTGCCATGACCACCCCGTTCGGCGCAATGGCCATCGAGTACAAGGTTGCCTGATAAGGAGGAGATGCAAAATGCTGCGTAAGTTCTATGAGCAGGGCAAGGACCTGCACGTTGCAAACTACATGGCCTACGGCAAGACTGCAGACCACAAGCTGTACGCCGATGCCGCTTTCAAGGAGACTGTGACCAAGGAAGAGATCGAGGACGCTTTCAAGAAGGGCCGCCTGATCGTTGTGGAGGGCGAAAACTACCTGCTGCCCGTCGCCTTTGGCACCACCGGCGTTGTGACTGTGACCGCAGGCGAGACCGTGAAGACCCAGGCGTGGACCGCCAGCGACCCGGCATGAAGGGCAGACGCTGCGCTGGACAAGTTCATCTTGGATGAAGATGTACTGGCGTGAGCGCCCAAAAATCAAAATGGAGTGAAAGCGCTATGAGCAAGTGGTTTGGAAAGCTTGGTTTTGTGGAAACTCAGGAGACGGAGCCGAGCGTTTACTCGGAGGTTGTAACAGAGCGTGACTGTTACGGCGACCTTATGCGGAACACGCGCAGGTTACAGTCCGGTGACAAGGTGAACGATGATATAAACCTTGCGAACACGTTAAGCGTCATCGCAGACCCATATGTTCAGGAGCACTTTTGCGATATCCGGTACGCAACGCTTTACGGCGGAAAGTGGAAGGTGACAGATGTGAGCGTGGAGTATCCACGACTTGTTCTGACGCTGGGAGGGTTATGGCATGGCAACTGAACTGAGCGAAAGACGCTCCGGGCTGGATGCTTTTTTGCGCAGCATTGTGAAACAACGGTGCGGCAGTGAAAACGTGTACTACCAGCCGCCTGCAAACCTGCGGATGAGATACCCTTGTATCTGCTACAAGCTGGAAAAGATCCGCAGCCCGAAGGCTGACGACCGCGTATACCGACAGACCTTCCATTATTCCGTGACGGTGATCGATACGAAACCGGACAGTGAAATGACTGCGGCCATGAGTATGCTGGAACGAGCTGCCCATGACCGCAATTTTGTTTCCGACAACTTATACCATGACGTATTCAGCGTGTGGTACTGACACCTTTATGAAGGAGGATGAAACTTATGGCAAGACTGGTATGGGATGCAGACGGCGCCCGCAAGTTTACGATGGGCGTTTCCAATGGCGTGCTTTACCCGAAGAACGGTGAGAGCGGCAAGTACGGCACCGGCGTGGCATGGAACGGCCTGACCGGCGTGACCGAGAGCCCCAGCGGCGCAGAACCCACTGACCTGTGGGCCGATAACGGCAAGTACGCCCGCCTGATCTCCGGTGAGGACTACGGCTTTACCGTAGAGGCCTACTACTACCCTGACGAGTGGAAGCAGTGCGACGGCTCTGCCGAGGTGGTGAAGGGCGTGACCATTGGCCAGCAGAAGCGCATTCCCTTTGGCTTCAGCTGGCAGACCAAGATCGGCAACGATCAGGACCCGGATGCAGGCTATGTGATCCATGTTGTGTGGAACGCCACCGCACAGCCCAGCGAGCGCAGCCACGAGACTGTGAACGACAGCCCGGATGCAATGACCTTCAGCTGGGAGTGCGGCACTGTGCCCACCAACGTGACCGGCTACAAGCCCTCTGCCGTGATGGAGATCGACAGCACTTCTGTGAGCGCAGAGACGATGAAGAAGGTGGAGGCAAAACTGTACGGCGACGACACCACCGGCACCCCCACTCTGCCCACCCCGGACGAGCTCATTACTCTGCTGAAGGCAGGCTAAGCAATAAATTCAAAATAAAAAGGAGAGATCTATTATGCTGAAGAAAACTGTTACCTACACCGACTACAATGGCGTGGAGCGCACCGAGGACTTTTACTTCAACCTGACCCGCAGTGAGCTGATGGAGATGCACCTGACCACCGAGGGTGGCATGGACGAGAAGATCAACAGCATCATCAAGGCCAAGAGCCAGCCGGAACTGGAGAAGCTGTTCAAGGAGATCCTGCTGAAGAGCTACGGCAAGAAGAGCCCGGACGGCCGCCTGTTCATGAAGAACGACGAGATCCGCGCCGAGTTTGAGGCAAGCCCGGTGTACGACGAGCTGTACATGAAGCTGTTTACCGATGAGAACGCCGCCGCAGACTTTGTGAACGGCGTGATCCCGCAGGTGCAGCCCAAGGCAAACCCCGCCATGCAGATGGCAGCAACCGCTAACGCAGCCCCCGTACTGACGCTGGGCTAATAATCAAGGGAGAAAACTCCCTTAGCGTCAATAGTCCGCCCCACCAAAGAAAGATGCGGCGGTGCTAGAACGCTGCTCCCCCGCCAGAGGGAGTTTTTAAAGAAAGGCTATCCGCGTAAAAAACGGGTGGCCTTTTATTTTTTCGTTATAAGACGAACACATTTGAAACATACAGGGAGGGCAGAAGAATGCTGGAGATCATAGTACCGGGCAGAGAGGACTGGGATGAGCGGACAAACGAGTTCGTATACGAAAAGCCGACCCTGCTGCGGCTGGAGCACAGCTTGCTCTCTCTGTCCAAATGGGAAAGCAAATGGCACAAGCCATGGCTGGACACGAGAAAGCCGAAAACACGGGAGGAGATGCTGGATTACATCCGGTGCATGACCGTGACCCAAGGAGTAGACCCGAAGGTATACACCCGGCTGACACGGCAGAACATGGCTGACATTAAAACATATATGGAAGACCCGATGTCCGCGACCTGGTTCAACGATAAAAAGAAGGGGCGAGGACGCGGACGAGTGCAGACCGCAGAGCTGTTCTACTGCGCAATGGCAAGCTACGGCATCCCGTTCAGCTGCGAAAAATGGCATTTGAACCGGCTTTTGACCCTTTTGCGGGTATGCGGTGAGGAAAACAGCCCGAAGCAGAAGATGACGAAGCGGGAAGAGATGATGCAGCGGGATGCGCTGAACAACGCCCGCAGAGCAAAGTACCACACGAAGGGGTGAACAGCATGAGCCGGGTGATCAGCTTTGCGCAGCACGGCGACTTTAAGAAAAGCCTGACCTTTATGACCAGAGCGCGCAGCCGGAACGTGCGCGGCATTCTGGAAAAATACGGGCAGAGGGGCGTAGAGGCACTGGCGATCGCGACCCCGAAGGCAACGGGAAAGACAGCGGCAAGCTGGAGCTATGAAATCAAAATGGATGATAACGGGGCAACGCTGTGCTGGAAAAACGCCAACATCGTGGACGGTGTGCCCATTGCGGTGATCCTGCAATACGGGCACGGCACCAGGAACGGCGGTTACGTGCAGGGAACGGACTACATAAACCCGGTGATGAAGCCGCTGTTTGATGAAATTGCCGCAGAACTGTGGAGGGAGGTAAGAAAGGCATGAGCCAGGAAGTAGACCAGCGCGTTGTAGAGATGCGGTTTGACAACGCGAAGTTTGAAAAGAATGTCCAGCAGAGCATCAACAGCCTGAACGCACTGAACGAGAGCCTGAAATTTGAGGGCGCGGAAAAGGGCTTTGCCGAGGTGGAGAAAGCCAGCGAAAAGGTGGACTTTGACCGGATGACGACCGCGCTGGAAACGCTGACGGGAAAGTTTTCGGCGCTGGAAGTGATCGGTATGACGGCGCTGGTGAAGATCACGGACAAGGCCATTGATACAGGCGCAAAGCTTGCAAAGAGCCTTTCCATCGATCAGGTGATGAGCGGCTGGAACAAGTATGCCCAGAAGACTGCCAGCGTGCAGACCATCATGAACGCGACGGGCAAGAGCATTACCAAGGTGAACGGCTACCTTAGTAAGCTGATGTGGTTCTCCGACGAGACCAGCTACAGCTTTACGGACATGACGCAATCACTTGGACAGCTGACGGCGTCGGGCGGCGACATTGAGAAAGTTATCCCGATGATCATGGGCATGGCAAACGCCACAGCCTATGCGGGCAAGGGCGCAAGTGAATTTTCCCGCATAATCTACAACCTGAATCAGAGTTACAGTCAGGGCTATCTGAGCCTGATGGACTGGAAATCAGTAGAACTTGCGGGCGTGGCGACCGCTGAGCTGAAAAAGCAGATCATCAGCACCGGCATTGAACTTGGAAAGATCAAAGATGGCGATGTGACGGTTGGCACATTCAGCTCGACACTTTCGTCAAAATGGGCTGATAAAGAGGTAATGGAGACCGCCTTCGGCAAGTTTGCAGAGTTCAGCGAAGCGGTAAAAAAGATGGTGGACGCGAACCCCGGAATGCTGGCATCACAGGCCATTGAAGCGCTTGCCGGCCAGTACGACGAAGTGACCGTGAAGGCCTTTAAAGCCGCGCAGGAGGCCAAGAGTTTCAGCGAGGTCATTGACGCTACCAAGGACGCTGTAAGCTCTGGCTGGATGCAGACCTTTGATATTCTGTTCGGCAACTACGAGGAGGCAAAGACCTTCTGGAGTGACCTGGCAGAGCAGTTCTGGGATATTTTTGCAGGAGGCATGGGCGGACGCAACAGCTGGCTGAAGAAGGCCTTTAATGGCGGCATGGACCAGCTTTTGGACGATACGGCACTGGGAGACGTGGGCGATGCATTTACGAAACAGCTGCGGCGCAGCCTGATCGCCAACGGCAAGCTGACAGAGCAACAGATCGAGGACGCAGGCAGCTTTCAGAAGGCGCTGGAGAATGCGGGAGTGACCGCAGATGATCTGTACGAGCGTGTACAGGCGAGCCTTGCCGGATACGAAGAAACGGCGAAGATGAGTGATGCGGAACTGGCTGCGCAGGGCGTGAGCCGGGAAACCCTGAACAAGACGATAGAAGCCTACCGGAAAATGGCCGAGGCAATTCAAAATGGCGAAGTGAGCCTCGACAGCTATGCCGCCAAGATGGGCGAGATGAGCGGCAGGGAGCACTTTTTCAATGGCATCCTGAACATCCTGAAGGGCATCAACAGTGTGCTGGGGCCTATCCGGGACGGATTTGACGAAGTGTTCCATACGGACGGCGGCCCGCTGTACAGTTTGCTGAAAGGGTTTGACAACCTGACCAGCAAGCTGGCGCTGAACGAAGGCGTTATGGAGAGCCTGACGAAGCTGTTCAAGGGGCTGTTCAGCGTGCTGAGCGTGGGTGGAAAGGCTATCCGGGTGACAGGGCGTATTGCTTTGGCGGTGATCGGCAAGCTGATGAATGCACTGGAGCCGCTGGGCAATTTGCTTTTGCAGGCAGGGGCAGCCTTTGGTGATATTTTTACCACCCTGAACGAGAGCCTTGACAATGCCGAGAGCATCGATGAGGTGATCAATGCGCTGGCGGTGGCTTTTGGTAAGCTGTTGCAGCCGGTGAAGGATATTTTCGGGCTGCTGCAGACGCTGATCCATGGCGGTACGGTGGAAGAGGCAAAGGGGCAGTTCAAGACCTTTGGCGGCATTGTGAACGCTGTGAGCGCCGTATTCCAGAACTTTGGGCTGAAGGGCGTCAGCATCAGCGGAGCGCTGGGCAGCGCGGTGAAGCTGCTGGGTGGGGTGTTCTTTGCAGCCTTTGACGGCGTGGGGGCGCTGATCGGAAAGACATTCGGCGCATTTCGGGATGCGGGCAAGAATGTTGGCGACTTCAAGGACAAGCACCTTGAGACGCTGGAACAGGTACGGGATACCGTGGTAAGCCTGCCGGAGAAAGCTGGCGCTGCAATGCTGTGGTTTGCAGGGTGCATACAGACGGCGTTTTATAACGTGGCAGATGCCAGCAAGACGGCACTGACAGCGGTACAGGCGTTTTTCCATCTGGAGGACGGCATTGATCTGTACCGGCTGTTCTCCATTATTGCTGTTGGTGCACTGGCAGCAGCCATCTACGGTGCAACAGTGCTGCTGAAGAAGGCGAGCGACAACCTGAAGAAAACTCTTGCAAACCCGATCTCGGACTTTTTTAACAGTCTGACGTTGGCTGTAAATACTTGGACTAAGGCGCACACGACCAACAATCTTGCCACAGCGGCAAAAGCCATTGCAACGGCGGTAGCACTGATCAGCGGAAGCATCTATCTGCTGAGCCGGATAGACGACCCGGACAAAGTGGTACAAGCGCTATTCAGTGCGATGGCGGTATTGTTCGGCTTTATCGTTGCGTTGAAGGCACTGGCCGCTACGGACCTGACCGGACTGAACACGGCAAAGCTGGTGGGAACCATTGCAGCTGTGAGCCTTGGTATGACAGTGCTCAGCGCGGCGATGATCAAAATGGGCAGTATGGATGCCGATCAGGTAAAGAACGGAACGGAGGCCATTGGGCATGTGGCGGCGGTGCTTACCGGCATGGTGGGACTGCTGAGCCTGTTTAATAACCGCCTTGGCAGCATGAAGGGCGCAGGCAGCTTTATTGCCGCAGCTGCCGCGATCGATGCAATTACACTGGTGCTGATCCCGCTGGCGAAGGCTAAGAAGAATGGACTGGATATCGACGGCGCAGTAAAAGCCATTAACGGCGTGGCGATCGCGATCAGCATTTTGCTTGTAGCATCCGGTTTTGCAAAGAAACTGGCCGGGCAGGCGAAGGTGAGCACGCTGGATAAGATTGCCCAATATCTTGTGAGGCTTGGCGGACTGCTGATCGCCCTGAACGCACTTGGGGCGACCTTTTTAATGGCGGCAGGCGCGGTGGCAATACTGGCATCCACCGGGGAAAACCTGAAGAGGGGACTGACCGGTGCAGTTGTAATAACAGGACTGCTGGCTGGTGTTATGGCGGGGCTGGCCGTGCTTTCCAAGACGAAGGTGAACCCGCTGCGGATGCAGAAGATGGCGGCAAGCATGGTGATCGCGAGCGCATCGCTTGTGATACTGGCGGAAGCGGTAAGGCGCATGAGCGATGCCATGGGCTCGGATAAGAGCGGGGCGGGCTTTGCGGGCGTGGCCATAGGGCTGACGCTGATGGCCGGTGCAATCTATATTCTGGGCAAGAATGCCATGGAGAGCATGGGCGCGGCTGCGGCACTGGCGGCAATGGGCTTTGCGCTGGTAGAGATGGCATACGCGATCAAAATGCTGGCGGGCACAGACCCCACGTTTATCATGAACGCGCTGCTGGGGCTTGCCGGGGCAATGGGCATTCTTGTTGTTGGCTGCGCCGGTCTGAGCATGGTTACCGCGAACATTACCGGGCTTGCAGGCTCCTGCCTGATGCTGGCGGGGGCGCTGTATCTGCTGACACCGGCGTTCAAGGGGCTGGCAAGTCTGACACTGGATCAGGCAATCGCAGGCATCTGGGCAATGGCAGGCGTGATGATCGCGCTGGGCATTGTGGGTGCAAACCCGCCGGTGGCTTTGGGACTTACTGCCGTAGCGGGAAGTCTGAAGATCCTGCTGGGCGCCTTTAAGGACTTTGCGAGCGGACTGCTGAAGCTTTCCATCGCGGCGGTTATCATGGGCATCCTTGCCTATTTATCCGGACCGATCTGTCAGGCGATTATTGGCGCGGGCGATGACATTGCTGATGCATTGGACATCATCCTGAAGGCAATCTGCAATACGATCATCAATAATGCCGAGCCGATTGCGAAAGCAATTGCATCGGTCGTTATTATTGTTGTTGACGCGGTGATCCAGATACTTGCATGGGGCTGGGAAAGAATAAAAGCGGCCATTGAAGAAAAAACCGGCCTGATCTGGGACGAGACGAGCAGCATCTTTAACCCTGCAAGCTGGATCGACGCGCTTACTGCAAAGGATCGCCCATTCGGAAAGCTTCTCAATATGCTTACCGATCCATTTCTTCAGGTATTTGACACGAGCCTTGATGAAATGGGCAACAAGCTGGAAGAAGTTGTAGACTTCCGGAAAATGGCGGAGGAAAAGCTGAGCGATGTTCCTGACGTGCCGGACATCAATTACATTGATCCGAAAGAAGCTGCTAACAGCTCTGCCAAAACCGCAGAAAACACCAAGAACGCAGCAGACGCTACCGGGGTTTCAGCCACGAACATGGAAAAGAGCGCAACGGCAATGGCGGTGAGTGCCAAGAGCAGCGAGGAAATGGCCGACGGCATGATCCAAGTGGCGGATGACAGCGGCAGAGTGTATACCATGACCACAGAGCAGGCCAAGGCGATGCTGGACGGCAAGACCGCCACGGAACAGACGGCAGGGGCTGTGAATGACCTTGGCGGCGCTGCAGCGCGGACGACCGGAAAGCTGAGCAGTACAACAGCGGTCATGCGCACCTGTGCGGAAACGGGAGCAGCGAGTACCGAGGTGCTGGACGAGGCCGGGAACGCACTGGAGGGAAAAGAAGAGCAGCTGACAGACGATACTACCACGGCTGTTCAAAATACCATGGATGAAGCCGGTAACACCGCAGAGGAAGGCGGCAAGAGCGCAGCAAGCCGGTTTGTGAACGGATTCTTATCGATTCTGCCGAAGGGTCTCAAAGATTTTCTGAGTGGCGTCGGTATCAATACGAGCGGGATCACTGCCGTGGTAAGCGGTGCAGCGGACAAAGTGTCCGGGCTGAAATCCGTTGATGATATGCTGACGAACCCCGACAAGAAGAAAACGACTGTGCCGACCACCAAGAATGGCAAAACGGACAGCGGAGGAGAAAGCTGGAAAGACCTGCTTGGCGATATTGCAGAGCAGGCAAAAGATGCAGCATCGGATGCGGCATCTACCCTGACCAGCAGCAAGGGAAAAGGCAAATCCTCCGGCAGCAAAAAGACCCTTGCGGAGCAAATTGAGGAGAAGTACAAGACCCGGCTGGAGGCCAATAAGACCTTACAGAGCACCATTGATCAGGAATACGAGCTGTGGCAAGCCGAAAACCAGTACAGCGCCAGCGAGGATGATCTGATGGCCAAGAAAGCTGCCCACGCGGCGGACGCCATTAAAGCGCAGACCGAGCGGGTGAGCATTGCACAGGCAAAGTATGATGCGCTGTATTCAAAATGGGGTGCAGAGAAGGCGGAGACAAAGAGCGCCTATAACGAGTTGCTGGAGGAAAAGACCAGCCTTGCGGAACTGAAGGCCAAGCAGTACACTGACCTGTTTGAGGAAGTGGCGAAGCGGTATGACACGAACCTCGACACGCTGGAGAAGCAGTACAACCTGTGGAGCGCAGAAAATGAAAACAGCGCGACCCAGATGGACAAGATCCGGCGTGAGACCGAGTACATGACCGAGGAACTTGCTGTACGGCAGAAGCAGGAAGCCAATGCGCAAGAGCAGTATGACGTACTGAAAGAAAAACTTGGTGAGGACAACCAGCTGACCATTCAGGCGTACAACGAACTGCTGGATGCGCAGACCGAACGGGTAGAACTGGAAAACAAGATCGCAAAGCAGCAGCTGGCAGAGATCGAGGAGCGCATCAGCCAGATCGAAACGGCACAAAAGCGTGCTTCCAGCCAGATGGAGATGCTGCAGAAGGTGTACGATGACGGCGACCTGAGTGCTCGCGCGGATGCCTACCGGGAGGCCGTGGAGACCTACGGCAAGGACAGCGAGCAGGCACGAAAGGCACGGTATCAGGGCACGACGGCTTCGATCCTTGCGGCGGTGGAGGCGGTGAAGAACCTGAACTACCAGATGCAACAAACTGAGGAAATCCAGAAGAAGCTGGACAGAACGGATATTTCCGATGCCGATCGCAAGCAGTATGAGCAGGAAAAGCTGGAATCACAGACGGCATTCCTTGGGTTTGCAGAGAACCTTGCGGACGCACTGAACCTTGGAGATACCGGCAAACAGGTGACCCTGAAGCTGGCGAAGACTATCCAGAAGAACTGGACGCCGATCAAGGAAGGCTTTAATACCGCCATGGACAAAGCTTTTGCGAATAACCCGGAACTGAAGAACAAGCTGACGGATGCCTTTAAGACCGCCTTCAGCGAGACGGGCATTGAGGTGGGAACGGAGTTCGTTTCCACCATCGTAGCCATGATGCAGGGTGACTGGGCGAACGCACTGGCCAGCGGCCTGAACTTTATGATCGATTTCCTGAATACGAAAATGGGCCAAGACCTGATGACGACGGTATTGCCAAAGATCACAGAACTGTTCAGCAATGTGGGCAAGGCTGCCCAAGGCGCACAGATCGGTCAGGCGATGGGCGAGATGGGCGGAGAGATGGCCGTGGCTGCATCCGAGGGCGGCGGACTGGTTGCTGTGCTGGAAGCAGTTGCGGGCGGTATTGGCAGCATTGGCACCGCTGTTGCGAGCTTCGTGGCAGAGTTCTGGCCGTTTATTCTGGCAGCTGTGGCGATCGTTGCTCTGCTGGGCGGCATTGCGGCGCTGGTAAACAAGCATAACGGCGTGGACAAAGTGGACAAGGAACTGGCTGAAAAGGAAAAGGACAGCGGCGCGGACCTTGACATCAACTTTGCATGGGGCATCAACGCCAAGAAGGACAAGGTGGACGATGCCGTGACCGCCATGACCCAGAACGCCGTGGACATTGCTGCTTCGGCTGCGCAGAGCATGGAGGACGCGCTGAACGAGGACTGGGATTACACCCCGACCATCCGGCCGGTGGTAGATATGACCGAGGTATGGGACAGCGCAGAGGACGTGAACAGCGCATTTGCCGGGGAAAAGCCCATGGAGCTGGACAGCAACTTGACGGCGCGGCTTGCGAAGGACGCAGACCGCGCATACGGAAATCAAAATGGAAGCGGTACTGACGCACAAACCGGACGGGATGCAGAGCTGCTGAATGCCGTGAGCCGCCTTGGCGACCATATGGACGCTGTAGGCGAGAGCATCCGCGGCATGAAGGTAGTAATGGACGGCCGGAAGACGGTTGGCTACATTGACAGCCAGCTTGGCGTGCGGGCCGAACGGAGAAGATAAGGAGGTGCAGCAATGGCAAGTATAGCGCTTTCTTCCATGGCACTGGGCAGCGTGATCACGCTGAATGAAAACGGTGTGGCAGCAGAGTTTGTTATTGCCCGCCACGATTACGAGAGCGGACTGAACGGAGCAGGACGAACCCTGCTGGTGAGAAAGACCTCGCTGGCTGACAAGTATAGATGGGGATATGTGGACAGCACTACGGACTTGCGCTGGGATGACAGATCTGACCTGAAAACCTGGCTGGAGCAGACCTATGCGGCACGGCTGGACGAGGAGATCCGCAGAAATATCGGTAAAACAAAGTATTATTTTAATGTCCCTGCCTATACCCATGTCAGTGAACAGACAGAGGGAAGTGTATTTCTGCTTTCTGCGGCTGAACTGAGCAGTGATAAACAGTATCGAGATGGCAGCACAAAGCTGGACGACGCCGTGCTCCGTGTGCTGGAAAGCGGTGAAGGCGACCCATGGTGGACCAGAAGCGTTTACCCGAATTCCCACAAGGAAGACGGCGACGACATGGAGTATTGGTGGTTCACACGAGTAGCGCTGTATAAGAAGTATCGTAAACACTCATGGTCCGAAAATAAAGACATAGAAGGCTGGGTGATTGAGGAAAGCGGCTTCCCTGACGCCGAATATGATGGTACGGCAACGATTCGTCCATGTTTAACGGTGCCGGGAACAATGCGTGTGGATGACGGCACCGGAGGCGGTGGAGGAAGCCTTAGAGAAAACCACCCGCCGAAAATCAGTTGCTGGCTCCCGGACCAGGAGAACATGGGCTCCTACAGCAGAAGATTTGACATACTATATACCGTATACGATGAGGACGCCGATGTGATGACGGTGACTGAATACGTAGATGGGATACAGCTGAAGCAATTTACTGCGCAGAACGGGCAGCAGATACTCTATACACTGGACGAGCGGGTGTTCGGTCAGTTGGCAGCAGAAAAATACCATACTGTCAAAATAACGGTATATGACGGCACCAAAGCTGCCGAGTGGACGCAGACCTTTTACAAAAGCTACCAGAAGGGCTACCGCGTATATGCAGGTACGCTGGCTGGAAAGCGGGATGGTATAGTAAACAATGGCGCTCACGGACTGAACTCGTACAAATGGGATACCCGCTACTGTATCTACGACCCGACTTGTGTGGACGACGAACGGGATAACATCATCATAGACCCGCAGCTTGAAATGGAGAAAAATGAGTTTGGGTCTTTTGAGTTCACGATGCCGGTATCGAGCTGCTTTTACAACAGCCTGATCCCGCGGCGCACAGTAGTGAGCGTGGAGGAAGACGGCGTTGAGATCTGGATGGGGTATGTGACGGAGATCAATAAGAATTTCCAGATGGAAAAGAAGGTGTACTGTGAGGGCGAGCTTGGATTTCTACAGGACATCAGCCTTGTGCTGGAGGCGCAGGAATACACCGCCTATGCGCTGTTTGTGGCGATCATGGAAGCTGCCATTGCTGCATCTGTCTCGGGCTGGAAGCTCTTTCTGCAGGGAAAGATCTCGGAAAATTTCAAAAACGTAAAGATAGACCTGAGGAAATACGGCACGCAGTACACCACGGTTTGGGAAGCGCTGAACAGCCTTTTACTGGGAAATGTAGGCGGAATACTGCGCATCCGCAAGCTGCCGAACGAACTGGACGGACACTACGACCGGTATCTGGACTATTTTTGGAGTGAGAATGAACTGGGATGTACGTCACAGAGCATCGAGTTTGGTAAAAATCTGCTGGATCTGGACTATTACGTGAAGGCTTATGACATTGTGAACCGGGTGACGTATTACGGGTACGAGACAAAAGGCTGGTGGATCTTTGCGCACACGAATAAGATCTCTGTGACGGTGGAGGATTCAGAGTCTGTAGTGATTTATGGATCGATCGAACGGTGCTATGTGGCGGACGGCACAGCCTCGACAAAGGAAAGCCTGATGAAGGCTGCCAAGGAAAAGCTGGATGAGCTGAAACTCAAAATGGATTACAGCTTTGAGATCAGTGCGCTGGACCTGCGGGATGCGGGTGTTGACGTAGATCGGCTGGGCTTTATGAAACGGGCGCAGATCCTGTCATGGCCGCACGGGCTGAACCAATTGGCGCTGTGCACGAAGCTTTCGATCCCGCTGGAAAAGCTGGACGAGAAAAAGTTTACCTTTGGCGGCGCAAGCGAGACATTGAGCAGCCAGCAGGCCACCGGTACCGGTGCGGCAAAGCGGGCGGCGGAAACGCTGCGCAGCGTAGTGAGCTATATCAACCGGTAAAATTCAAAATGGAAAGGGGTGAGACCTGAAATGTATAACGAAGAGCATGGTGTGACCATAGGGCACTACCACAGCTGGAAGCACTGGCACCTGATCCCGGTAAGCAGACCCGTGATCAACCCGCCGACCGAGCGGACGAACCTTGTGACCGTGGCGGGAATGGACGGAAGCTGGGACCTCTCGCAGGCGGTGGCGCAGCGCCCGGTATACAATGACCGGGAGGGTACGCTTGAATTCTACGTGGAAAACGACTACTGGGACTGGAACACGGCATACACCACGATTCAAAATGCTTTGGGTGGAAAGCGCCACATGGTGATTTTGGACGATGACCGCTCGCATTTCTACTATGGTGCCGTCTGGGTGGACAAGTGGAAGAGCGACAAGGGACACTCGACCATTGCGCTGAAGTACCGGCTGAACCCGTACAAGAAGGAACGGTATTCCTCGGTAGAGCCATGGCTATGGGATAACTTCAACTTTGACATGGACATCATTCGGGAGTATGTGAACACCTATGTGAACGGCTTTGCACAGCTGATCGTGCCCGGAACCGAACAGGCAAACCGGGCGGAGATCAGTATTGTTAGCGGAACGCTGAAGGTAGATGCATTCAAGCAAATGGGCGACAATTCATTTACAACAGTATATAGTGCAAGCCTGTCCGCCCCACAGAAAACAGTGATACGGGTGGAGTACACCACTTATATCTTCAACTTTTCAGGCACAGGGTACTACACCGTTGAATACCGGGGAGGGATGCTGTAATGACCTACGAGCAGGCACTGGAACAGGTACGGCACGCCATCTACGGAAAAGATGTGCGGGAAGCCATTGCCTATCTGTTTGCCAACACGAAGCTTGCCGACCCGACTCTGGACCGGTATTCAGCCAATGCAATCCAGAACAAGGCCGTGTGGGCAGAATTTCAAAATGCGTACCTTAAAATAGACCGGCTAGGCTCTACAGGCGTTGCCGGAACGGTGACGATAGGACTGGAGGACGCTGCCGGAGACGGCATCACAGACGACACCGATGCACTGAACAAAGCGCTGAACCACAGCAACTGCGTGATCGATGGCGGAAACAAGAAGTATAAGTATCTTTCTGTCATTATGGAAAACGTGGAAAACGTGCTCATCCAGAATGTAACATTCTGGAAGGGACAGGAGATGGTTGTGAAAGGATGCAAAAACATCCGATTTGAAAACTGCCGGTGGGAAGGCATAAACCCGAACGGCACGAACACCGTGTGGACTTGCGGCCTTAAACTGATGCAGCGGGAGGATGCAAACGGTAATAAGATCTGGTGTGAGAATATCACGTTAGAAGGATGCGTTTTTTACGACATCTGGTACAACGAAAATGTGCAGGGATCGTATTCGCACCATGTAAGCGGCATCGGGCTGGTGCCGTTCAGCGTACACAATCTGTTTGTCCGGCACTGCATCTTTTCGCAGATACACGGTAATGCGGCGATCCATTGGAATACATGGGAGAAAACTGGATATTTTGAGATCACAGACAACCTGTTCTATCTGACCTGCTGGGGAAGTGTTTGCTTGTTCCGCTTTGAGGCGGTATTTCCCAAAATGAGATGTAAGGTGAGTAACAATCACTTTATCGGCAGCGGACTTGGCTATATGCCGCCTGAATATATGGCAGGAATGGCAGAGCAGGATCGCGGTGTGGGCTGCGCAGCGCTTCTTGGAGGTAACGGGCGCGATGTGGCACCGAGAAAGCAGCATGTCATCTGTGAAAACAACGTCTTTATTGATTGCGTGGAAAGCTCTATCGAAGGTCCTGCATGGAACCCCTGCATCGGAAATTCCTGCTTTGGACAGGGTGCTTTGCAGGATGAGGAAAACTGCCGTCTGATGGAGGAAAAATATCAGCTGGACTACAAACTGCAGGTGCGGTATAACCCGAGCGTCAACTTCATCTACCGTTACACCGAGGAAGGCGACTATGACCCGGAAGATCCGATGGTTTTTTCGGACAACGTGATGGGAAAAAGTTATGTTGACCGGGACGGCTTTATTGCATTTCCGGGAACATACGATTCACCAGTAATATTTACCAATAACACAATGGTGGTAGAAGGTAAAACCAAGCTGTGCACACATATCCTTTTTGCAAACTTCAACAAGGGGCTGCGCTTTGAAAACAACCACGGCATCTATCCTTATTTTAATCAGTGTACAGTCAAAGGTGATTTTATCATCGATGAGATGCTGAGTCAGTGGGCGTGTGATTTTTCGAAAGCCAAGCTCATCACGAACCGAAGCCGTGAACGGTTTCCCGAAGCAAGATTTTCAGTCTATGATCCTGCGCAGGCAAAGCTGGAGAACGATCAGGCAAGCATCAAGGACGGCCATGTTATTTTAAAATCGCACGACCTGGAGGTTTCGAGTGACGACACCAAAGTCGATCCGGTCTATGATATTTCGACTGATCCACACTATGACGCAGAAAAAGAAGCCGTGATATTTGACGGGACCTTCGGCATCGATACAGGGGTACAGCTGTTTGCAACAAAACAGGATTTCACGGTCATATTAAGCTTTCAGATGGACAACTACCACGATGATGGCCTGTTGAATTTCAGCTTCATTCCTGTGTTGAGTTCTATGAGTTACACGGATGATTACAAGAAAAGTCCGGGCTTTGACGTCGGACTATCTCTTGAAGAGGGTGAAAGTGATTCTGCGCATCCGGTTGGCGGCTTCATTACGATCCGAAATTGTTGGAAATTCAGCCAGTGTCCGTCTATCGATATGGATAACTACAGCTCCTATCCAGAAAGGGTATATACCCTGCTTGTCATGCGAAAAAACGGCGTGCTCAAGTTCTATGACTTTTATATGCAAAAATATGGAGAAGTGACGGGCAACGACGCGACGGCGATTTTTAGCGGCACATTGCATATCGGCGAAACCATGATGAAACCGACTAACAGCGAAGCGTATAAGCTGCGTGGAAAAGTGTACCAGTGCAAGGTGTATAACAAAGCACTCCCGACGAAGCTGCTGGAGGAGATGTTCCCAAACATTTATTCCAATGAGAGCCGCACCAAAGGAAGTGTTACCTGCTATGCTGACAATCGGCAGTACAAAGTACGTATTGTCCGATGTACCTATCTGGAGGTGACGATCGATCTTGGAAAGCACGCATGGCCTGAATATGCGGGTAAGTATCCGAAGGCTGTCGGTATAAAAGTGACTGGTCTGTACGGCTTTGACGATGTGATCTGGGTGGGCACAGGAACGGACGGTCACGTATCAAAATGGATCTACAAGAGTGGTGAACTGAAACCACACGAAGCTATTACCGTGACCATTGCGAACACCGGAACCTGCCCCAATCTTGAGGCGAAACTTGTCGCATTCCGCTGCGTTAACCTTACGGAAGATTTTGAATGCGTGCCCGCAACAGGGATCGGGATGAATTGGTCGGGTCCGCTTACGATCACAGTGGGCAGCGAGCTGAAGGGTGATATTGTTCTGACGCCTGCGGGTGCTAACATGAGGAAAGAGTTCAAAATGGAATTCACAGGTGACAGTATCGCAGCGTCTACAAGCGGTATGGCTCTGATCGTGCGCGGAGAGAGCCCGGGAAGCTCGACGATCACCGTGACGCACATCAGCGGTGCCGTTTATACCTGTACGATCAACGTTACATAAGAAAGGAGACAAAATGCTGGAAGCTTACTCCATTTTGAAAAACGGAAACCTGAAACTCTCGGAACACTTCAAGGTCCGGGAGTTTTTTTGCAGGGATGGGTCTGATCCGGTATTCATCGACACAGAACTGGTTGAGATACTGGAAAAGATCCGCACCAAATTCGGCAAGCCGGTGACGATCACAAGCGGATTCCGCACGGCAGCCTATAACGCAACGGTTGCAAAATCAGCCAAGTACAGCCAGCACCTTTACGGCAAGGCGGCGGATATTCAGGTGCAGGGCATCAGCGTAGAGCAGGTGTATGCCTACGCGGACAAGCTGCTTGCAGGCAGGGGAGGCGTGGGCATCTATCCTCCCGGCCTTGGGAGAGCGAACGGCTGGGTGCACGTTGATGTGCGCAAAGAAAAGAGCCGGTGGAGGGGGTGATGCCAATGGAGACCATCCTTTCCGCAATCATTGCCGGAGCGGTGACGCTGATCGGCGTATTGATCGCAAATTCAAAATCCAATGCGGTCATGGAGTACAAGATCGAGGAACTGACCCGCGAAGTACGCAAGCACAACGGCTTTGCAGAGAAGATCCCTGTGATCCAGAGAGATATTCAGGTACTTAACCATCGGGTGTCTGATATCGAAACACACGAACACGAAAGGAGCTAATACTATGAACTTCAACATCACTGCGGGCACCATTGCACGAACTGCTGTTCTGCTGCTGGCACTGACCAATCAGCTGCTGAGCGCCATGGGCAAGAGCCCGCTGCCCATTGAGAGCGCTACCGTCGAGCAGTTGGTGACTGCCGGCATCACGACCATCGCAGCTCTCATCGCTTGGTGGAAGAACAACTCCTTCACCAAGGAGGCCATTGCGGCAGACGCCGAGTATGACCGACTGCGCAAGCAGAACGGGAAGTAATTGTATTTGAGGCGAGGAAAAGAAAAGGACGAACAATATCCTGACTGAATGTTTTTCTTTGACCGCCTGAAATTATTTCATCTGACGCTTATCGAGGACCCGATAGGTCGAAAATTCAAAATGAAGTGACCGGATGAAAAAAGTCCCTGCAACATTTATGCTGGCTCCTTGCGGGCTGACATGAAAATTGCAGGGACTTTTATTTTTTTGTTTTATAATCGAGGCACTAGACAGAGCAGGTCGCATAGGATGTGGTTAAAGGGGATACGGCGCGGAAAAGAGGAGAATGAAGCGCGTTTGGGTACACAATTTCGCCAATACTTAACGATAGTACGTTATCTTTCTGGCGGCAAATGTGTGTGCAACACTATTTCCATCTGATCATAACATTTAATGCAAGAGCCATTCTCTCAGGTTTTCTGAGCGGATGGCTCTTTTTGCTGCCAATTTTTCAGAGATGACGTATTATAGGTAAAAACCAACAACTTTTTGTTTACAAGTGCCTCCAAATCAGTTATACTGAGAAAAACGGAGGTGCTGCC